TGGAAGCGGTAATGTCAACTAAACCACTAATTTTGTAGACATAAAGAAGGAAATGTCAATGAAAATCATAGCAGAAAATCCAGCTGAAGAAGCCTTGTTGTGGCGTATTAAAGCTCTGAGTGATGAGCTGGTCAATCAAGATAATCGATCCACTAATATGCCGATGTGGACGATCCTAGATAATAACAAAGCTGGCAAAGACTATGGAGCAGTCATGTACTTTACTGGCAAAGCTGCCGAGCAGCATATCAAGGAAAACGATCATCATTATGATAATCCAATGATATCTGTTCGTAGCGCTCACGACAATCGAGAATTAAAAGACATTGTTCACTTGCTTATCCTAGCTGGTGGTAATGAAATACCAAGTAACCATTATGGAGTTTTGAGAGATGTGTGATATTAACTTCCGCGTTTGGGACAATCTAGAAAAGGCTTATCTTAACGAGAAAGACATAACTATAGACAGTCTGGGCAATATATTTATAATTGAGGGATACGATCACAATGACTCCGAGCTATGGTATGCGCGAATTTTACCAGACCCAGACAACAAGCGGCATATTATCGAGCAATGCCCATGGCTAAAAGACAAGAATGGCAGAGAGATTTACCAGGGTGATACCTGTTCTTTTACTAGCAAAACTGGTAAACATGTGGGTGTAGTAGAGCGGTCAGGTGATTTAGCTAGTTTCGGATTACGAATGATCAAAAACAACTTCTTATATACTTTTTCCGAGCTTGACACTATGGGAATTGACCTTGACACTTTGGAAGTTGTCGGAAATATTCACGAAAATCCTGAACTTTTGGAGAAGGAGGAGAAATGAAAATAAATAAGATAGTAGAGTTACAGCGTGATAACCAGAGATATGTTGAGCGGGTTAATAAACTTTTAGAAAAGCCGAAAGCTCACAGTATTCTTCACTGTCTGGGTGTGTATCCTGAAGAGCTACAGTACTCTCTACCTGCACCAGTAGATGTGGATTTGATATATAGACTTATCGGGTATGTTGAGGAATGTGAAAGAGCGGCTAAAATCGAAGCTCTCGACGAAGTTTTAGACTATTGTATAAACCACGCTCCAGGCTGTAACCCAAATAAGATGTATGAATATGTTAAAGGCAAGGTGAATAATGAAAGATAAGTCATCTATAGTAATAGAAACTAGTTGTACACCTACGCCTCGTCCGTATATTGTAGACGTTATTCATATGCCATATAGAACTCTCGATAAGAAAGTTCTTACAGTCTACATCATAAAATATTCAGACGGTAGCATTTATCATTTTAAGAAAGACGAAAGGGAAGGTGTTCAAAATGAAGGACGATAACGATGCGGATATAGCTGTCATATTGCTTTTTGTCGTGGCAGTCACCTGTATAGGGCTTGTAATATCCAGACAGGAGGAAAACAAGAAAGCGCTAAAAGTAAAAAGAGAAACTGAGACTCAAGTTTGCCAGAGAGTTTTCGGTAAAGATTATGTATATCAAATACCAAAAACTATACACGAAACACCCTATTGTCTAGGAAACGACGGTGTGCGTAAATACCTGAAGAGAGATGAGTATGGAAACATTAATCAATAGATGCCCGTCAAAGTCATATATGGATAATTCAATAGTGTGTGATAAATGCGGAAAAACTATTATAAGAGATGATGTATATGGCTATGGTCATGCTTGCCCTGTGCATCTGGAAGAGATAAATCAGCAGATTGACAAGATGTATAATCCCTATGTTGCAAACCCAGAAAAACTACAAATAAGGCGCAATTTACGTGATTATGCTAACGCTCTATACAATCCAGAGCCCCTATTCTCTTCTAGAGATTATCCTAAAAGATTAAGCTAAAAATTGATAATTCGGAGAAAGATATGAGTAAAAATACTATAGTAGGCTTTCGGCCGTCAGGTAGATTGCATTTAGGGCATTATGTTAGCGTGATAAAGCCAGCAATAGAATACAAGGCAGATATCCTGATAGCTAAACACCATGCGCCACTGTCAGAACCTGAATATGAGGAGCGAGCATTGAGCGTACTCAGAATGTTTAAGTTGGGTAGTCAAGTTGTCGAGCAGAGATTAGATGTCGCTTTACTAGCTAAGCTGCTAGCCGTAACACCTAGCCACCTACTGAATGCTATGCCGCAGTATAAAGCTAAAGAAAAGACCGCGCTAATGTACATATATCCAGTGATGATGGCTCTAGATATTGCAGGTTACGATAGAGTAATCGTTGGCGAAGATCAGCGTCCTCATATCGAATTCGCAAGAGATATCCTGCCGCGGGTTGGATTGAAGTGTCCAGATCCAATTTATACAAAATCCAAGATTATGGACTTAAGACATCCTGATCGTAAAATGAGTAAGTCTGAGCCAAAGTCGTGTTTATTCCTAGATGATGAAGATTATGAGCGCAAGATCATGAAGGCGGTCACTGACGTCAAAGGACTATCAAATTTGAGAAACATATACATAGAGTTGGGTGGTCGGTCTGATATTGAAAACATGAGTAACTACGATCTAAAGCGAGCGATTGTAGAATTATATAAAAGTCTCAATCTTTACTAAAAGATAATCCGCCCTTTCAAGGCGGATTGTATCTCACAACTAGCGACTTTTGAAGATTTCTATCGGATCCGTAAATATGATATAATTTAATTAACTCACAAGACGCGGGCGACTAGCGAGGATGTTGGTTATGTCCAAAACTGCAGCCAAAAGCAAGCCTAAGTCTTCTAAAAAGCCGCCTACAAAAACACCTAAAAAGAACGGGCGTCCTACAAAATACTCTGATAAGCTAGCAGATAGAATATGTCAGAAAATAGCAGAAGGCTATTCGGTACGATCTATATGCAAAGAAAAAGATATGGTCTCTATGCAGACACTTTTTCGATGGTTACGAGAAAATGATAAGTTTCGTGAGCAATACGCGCATGCATGTGAAGAACGATCATACGCACAAGCTGAAGAGATTATTGATATTGCAGATAACGCTACTAACGACTATATGGAGAAGTTGGAAGGCGATGGATATATATTCAATAGCGAGAATGTTCAGAGGTCACGTTTAAGAATCGACACGCGTAAGTGGCTGATGTCTAAGATGAATCCAAAAGTTTACGGCGACAAGTTGGATATGACTACAAACGGTAATGACATAGGAGTAGCTCTAAGTGCAAAGCAAGCAGAGCAACTACTTAAAGCCAGAGCAGACCGTCGGGATTCTTAGAGAAATTGCAGATAACGGCTCCTTTGCCGAGTACTGCATTGCTATAGACCCAAAGTACCAACTGGAGTGGTTTCATGCTGAGATTGCTAAGGAGTTAGAGCAAGGATATCGTCGGTTGCTTGCAGGTGAAGATGTCCGATTAATGATTTTCATGCCGCCGCGTCACGGCAAAAGCGATACAGCCACGCAGAAGTTTCCGTCTTGGGTACTAGGAAAAAGCCCAAACATTCCTATTGTAGTCTCATCTTACTCTGCGGAGCTTGCATCAGATTTTGGTCAAAAGACTAGGGATATAATGCAATCCGCTACTTACAACAAGATGTTTTCTACACGCTTGCGAGCAGACGCTAGAGCAAAAGGTCGCTGGATTACAAAAGAGGGTGGCGGCTACACCGCTGTCGGTGTTGGTGGAGCGCTAACTGGTCGTGGATTCAAAATTGGTATTATCGACGACCCATTCAAGAACCGTGAAGAAGCAGATAGCCCTGTAATCCGCGAAGCCCGCGACGGCTGGTATAAATCCACCTTCTCAACACGTGAGGAGGGCAACTCAATGATCGTATTTATTCTTACGCGTTGGCACGACGATGACCTAGCTGGTCGTGTTCTCAAAGCTTCACGAGAGGCTAAGGCTAGAGGTGAAGCATACGATGACTGGAAGATAATCGAATATAAAGCTATCGCTACTGAAGACGACGAACACCGCAAAACTGGCGAGGCTCTCTGGCCAGAGAAGTTCTCAATTGAGAAGCTACTGAAAAAACGCGCAGAGATGGGTAGCTATGAATTCTCAGCGCTCTATCAGCAGAATCCTATTGATGAAGAGAATCGCAAATTTAAGCAAGCATGGTACAAATATCGCGAGTTCAGCAACGTCTTACAGCTTGATACCTACAACGTTATGACGATTGACCCAAGAGGTAAAGACGACGTAAAGCAAGGCACTGACTACATTGGTGTAACCCTTAACTTTATCGACCGAGAAGGCAAATGGAATGTAATATGCTATCGCACAAAACTATCCGCGACTGACCTTGTCGACCTGATGTTTACAAACTGGAAGAGATACAACCTGCATAAGATCGGAATTGAAGACAATCAATTTACCCAAGCCTTGAAGTCTGTTTGGGATGAGGAGATGATGCGCAGAGGCGTCTATATGGATGTCGAATTATTGAAGCATGGCGGACACAGTAAAGCATTGAGGATTGAAGCACTGGTACCACGATATGAACGCGGAGGAATTTATCATATAAGACATGGCGATGCTAACTTATGTAAAGACTTAGAGCTTGAACTGAGTATGTTTCCTAAGGCAACCAATGACGACGCGAGCGACTCTCTAGCATATCAAGTACAGCTAGCTCAGCGACCAGAAGATGACGTAGGTTCAAGCTCATACAATCAATCATTAGCAGATAGCGACTTAACAGCAATGTGGAATTAATTAGGGGGAATATGAAAAAATTTGTGCCAGAATTTGGAAAAGTCAAAGAACAACAGCAGCTAGACGATAAGACGTCTGTAGTAGTTGAAAACAGTTATCAAAATCACACTGTTATAGCAACTAAGCTACACTATGAAGAACGTTTTCGAGTTGCGTCCATGGCAGAAGCACGTGATAAGGTTGATGAGCTAACACTAAGGATTGAAAACGACGACAGTCTTATCAATCCGTCAATCCGTTATGATGGCCGCGCTAGAATATCATACAAAGGATCATTCGATGTCGTGTTTGAATATACAAAAATTAAGCAGGTAAAATGATTATTTTCACAACTGATTAAAAATGTGATATAATACAAGCGTAAACCACTGAAACAAACCAGAGTTTACTGAAACAACAGTAATCTTTGGAGTAATCAGTGGCTTTCTCTTTTTTAACGGAAGAAAACATCTTAGATCTATGTAGCGCCTCAAAAGACTATACAGAAAAACTTACACAGCCTTTTGAGGAATATTCCCGTCTTGCCAGAAATAAGCCACACGCTAAAATACCTAAAGCGTTTCCTAAAACTACAGACGGTACAGCAGCTTCAATTATCATTAAGTCTGCACGTCGCGCCGTACAGCAACTTCCGACTGGTGTAGTCTCTACTTCTGATGAGTACAGTCCATGGCCAATAATTGCTGAATTTGTTTACTTAGAAAAAATCCTACCTAACGCCAACGCCGAATACGATCTGATCCATAAAGTGTGGATAACTATTGAAAATGGTGAGTCGTTTGGGTCGCAATGTGTCTTTACGCCAGTAGCTTACAACGATGACGAGCTACTTCCAGACTATTTAATAGTCTCATGGCGTGATGTATTTATCCAACCTGGTAAAAGATCTGCTAGTGACAGCGACTATTTATTTGTACGCACGTGGTGGCAAAAGACTGATGTAGACAAGCTTATCGATGCCGAAAAAGAACGACGCCGCACTGCCAAAAAGGAGGGCGCATTATACGAACCAACTTGGGATTTGAAGGCACTAGAAGAAATAAAAGAAGCTATTGTCGCTAAAGACTCTAAAGACCAGAGCGAAGCAGAGCAACAGTACTCACTTGATCCATCAGGTATTGAAATTATAACTGGTTTTCAAATTGGTCATAACGCAACCTTCTTTACCTTCAACCCAGCCACTAAAAAGATTGTACGACGTAAGAAAAATAAAGACCCAAGGGCTAAGATACCCTTAAATTGGTATTTTTATGACGCCGATGGAGTCAATCCTCTAGGTCGTAGCGTCCTAGAATTAATTGGTCCTCTACAGAACCTGATCGATAGTGATATGCAGGCTTATCAATACAACCGTGCCGCTGCATTGCGACCAACTATTAACGTATACGGAGACGTAAACGAGCGAACCCTTGAATTCAAGCCAAACGGTCTTAACAAAATTAAGAACCCAAATGTACGTATTGAAGCGATGTCTGTAGATACTTCAGCAATCCGCGACTATCCGAATCTATACGGCTTACAGAAGTCTCAAATGCTCAACCTGGTCAATAGCCCAGACACTTCAATTAGTGCAGAGGTTGGCAATCCAGGATTCGGTAAAACGCCACAAGCACTCAAGACTCAACAAGCTCAATTGTCTATTGATGACAATGCATTGCGTAAAGGATTTGAAGCATTCTTTGAGGAGTGGAGCGAAACGGCTATTAACTTGTATTTTGCAGAGCGTGAAGGTGTAGAAATAATCCAGCTAGACACAGATACTGCACAGAGATTGCGAGACCTAGAAGAAAAAGGTCATGTACTAGATGGTGTAGTGCTAGATGATGAAAATAAGGCAACTGTAGACTTCTCAAAAGCTAAGGGCGTACTGAAGTTTAAGATTGACGCGTCAACAACGAAAGTAAACAGCGAAGCGGCACAGCTAGATTCTCTGAAGACATTGATTCAGACGCTAGACTCTAGCCAGTCACTGAACCAAGTAGTACCAGTAGATAAGAAACTAGCTGCATGGAACGCTATTGTCGCCAACTCTGGCATTGATGGATTGGACGAGCTAAAGGTTACAGAAGAAGAAATGAAAGAAATGCAGGAGGCGCAAACTCAAGCCGCGGTCCCTGCTACCGATGAAACAGCTACAGCCGAGATGGAACAGCCCGCAGAAGACGAGGCTCAGGTTGCTGAAGTCCCAGTAGAGCCACAAGAAGATATAGAGCCAAGTATTGTAGATGAATTACGACAGATAGGCACACCAGAAAACCTAATTGCTGAAGTACCAAGCATGATTCAAAAAGGATTTACAGAAGAGGAAATAATCGCATCGATTATGGGAGTTATCCAAAAGGAGGGTGAATAATGGACGAAAATCTATATCCGCGTAGTACAGAATATTACCAGCCAAATGAGGAAGAAGACAAGAGGGTAGAGGAGGCTAAGCAAGCCGAGATCAATGCTATTAAGCAAGATATGAATAAGTTGCAAAAGGTGCTTGACCGTTGGGACGAGCGCATTGCCTTCTACAAGTCTACTGACGCTATACCAGAAGAAATAATTACAGATAAAGAGAAACTAGCTATTTATATATCGGCAAACAAACGTATTGTAGAGATTTTAAGAGAGGAAAGGAGCTTCTTAGAGAGTGTAATTGACCAAGCGGCATAGTAAGGTACTCTGCTTTGGTTAGCTATCCTCGCTATTGGCTAACCAAAGGAGCGCATCTCACGCAACCCAGGTTCGTCACCTGCAATCGACGCTTAAACAATCTAATGAGAAGGAGGGGTGCTGTGCCATCAGACGCAGAAAACCAAGAAGTCGTTAATACAGAGGTAGAGCAAGAGTCTACCCACGCTGAGTCGACGCCAGCTGAAACACAAAACTCTGAGGCTTCTTCAGAGCCAGAAACCAAAGCAGTTATCTCAGATAGCGGCGAGGTGGTACACGTCAAAGTCGATAAGTCTAAGGAAGAAAGCAAAGACGCTGATTCTGATGACGAGTCAGACGAAGACAGGAAGCCGAAACGGGGCAAAGAGGCGCGCCGTGAACAACTAGAACGCGACTTAGAGGAGGATAACCGAATCATTCGTGAATTAGTTGCTAAACGGAACGAAACTAGAGCTTATCGCCAGCAATTGGAGCTTGACGCACAGAACGAAAGCACATTTCAACCTGTACAGCCACAGTCACAACAATTGCCAACAATAGATCAGATTATGGATATGGAGAACCCAGAGACTGGTGACTTCTTCACAGAATTTGAAGCTAAGGCGGTATTGCAGAACCTACAGTTGCAACAGCGACTAGATAATATGCAACAAGCTCAGGAGCAAGCAGCTTATGAAGCCCAAGTCGAAACATCAAGAAGTGATTTGTCATATAAGGCAAATATGGCGCTCAGGGATTTCCCAGAGTTTGATCCAGAATCTGATCAGTATGATGAACATCTTGATAACGCCGTAAACGGGTATCTGCAAAGTGTACTTGTTTACGACCAAAACGGCGACGTCATTGGCTCAAAGACAGATGTATATCAATTATATAAGTCATTCCACAAAGACGGTGAAGCACCTAAGCAACGCGCTGTGATTAATGACGCTGGTGATTTCCGTGGAGGCGGCACTAGGATCGTTAAACCATTCGCCAAGCTTACTACAGACGAGAAGGAAGAATATCTCCGTCGACAAGGACATGATATTTAAGAAAGGTTAATAACATGGCAACAAACACAACCGCAACGCTTTCTGCCGAGATGATCCAATACCTGGAGGAAAAATTCTTGGAGCGAAGCGAAGCCCGCACAATTCACCTAGAAGGTGCTAAAAAGAAAACTCTAGGAAAAAACTCTGGTACAACGGTTACCTTTACAAAACGATCACCATTTGGCTTGGCTACAACGCCATTGACAGAAGGTGAAAACCCACAAGACGAAGCTATCCGAAGTAACAAAGTCGTTGCTACTTTACGTGGCTACGGTAAGTGGACTAAAATCTCAAGCATGCTGTACAACACTTCAATCGACCGCGAGATGAAAGAGACGATTGAAACTATGGGTCAAAATGCAGGTGAAACAATCGACGCATTGGTCCGTGACGTATTGCATCAGGGTGCTACAGTACAGTTCGCAAATAAGAAAACTGCATTGAACACCATTACTGCCGACGACATCTTGACGGTAGCAGAAATCCGCAAGGCCGTACGTACATTGAAGAAAAACAACGCAATCCCATATGCAGACGGATTCTTCATTGGTAAGGTTGGTCCAGATACTGCATACAACATTACTGGTGATACAGCTTGGATTGACGCTCAGAAGTACACTGGCCGTGCAGAACTATACAAGGGTGAACTAGGTCGCTTGCATAAAGTCCGCTTTATCGAAGCATCAAGCAACCAGAAGGATGAGGCAAGTACAACGACTGTCTACTCAAACTTCATCCACGGTCAAGAAGCATTCGGTGTTGTCGACTTAGCTGGTAGCGGCTTGAAGAAAATCATCATCAAGCAGTCAGACAAGGGTGATACATCTAACCCACTCAACCAGTTTATGACCATTGGTTGGAAGGCTGAGGCATTTGCGTCAGCAATCCTTGATCCAAAGTGGATTATCAACGTTAAGACTGGTGCTAAAGACTAGTATTTAATAACAGTAAGGGGTGGTTAAACACTGCCCCTTACGACCAAAGAAGGGAAACGATAAAATGGCAGAGAAAAATACAACCGCGCTTACAGCCGAAGAGATTATCGCCAACGCTAAAAAAGAGGCTGAGAAGATTATCGCTAGCGCAAAAGAAACTGCAACTAGTGGTGAAATCGTAAGCCGTAGCGTATCTAAGGAAGATATCATCGAAGCATACAATAGCGGATTAAGTCATCTAGAGGTTGCTAAGAAATTTTATGGCAACACAAACGACGACAATATGCAGAAGGTTATTGCAGTCATTGAAGAAGCAGTACCATCAGGGGACGACAAAGACCCAGAGGTTGAAGTTACTGATCCTTGGATTGGAGCTTAATAGGTTATGGACTGGACGAGAGAGGGCGATCTAACTAGATTACATAAGGTGTTTAATGACCCTCTTAAGTCCCGTCACGAGCGCAGATTAGCCCACGACACATTCAACAAGATATTACGCCAGCTAAAAGACAAAAAACTCACCGAATTACGTCGTAGGCTAATCCGAGCCAACATTGCAGACGATGACGCCGCTGCAGAGAGAATAACTGAAGAGATACACGAATACTCACGGCGCGCAGGCTATAGATAGCGACTACAACATAAACAAATCAGACCATTTCGTTGATATCCACGAAATGGTCTTTTTGCTTGATATATGATACAATAACCTTACAATTAAGCACGAAGTGTGACTCTAAAAAACGAGAGCGCGTTGTCATCCAAAAAAGAAGGAAGCGTGCGTCGCAGCGTTGTATAAGTAGCAATCTGAGGTGATCGTTTGAGATAAATACGAAGCCGCCCAAGTCAGTATGGAGCGAAGAACTAGGCCCTCTTGGTGACCAGACAACAGACGATAGCTCTTATCCAATTTAATAGTATTTTTACAATTTGGAGATTTGGGGTTTGTGGTGTATGCTATAGGTACTTTAGTAAGTAAATGGGAGGCTTTACTAAAATGGTATCTAAGGACAAAATCATCAAAAGCACTATTGGTGCTGTTATTGGCGTAGCTGCAGTAGCAGGTATGGCTGGAGCTGCAAATAATAGTCAGCCACAGCAGACTATAGCGCCAGTAGTACAACCTGTAACATATTCAGACTGTAGAACGGAAGAAATACCGTTTGAAACACAGTACGAAGGTGAAACAGGTCAATATGGCTACACTGAAACTATAAAGCAACAAGGTGTAGCTGGTAGCAAAAAGATTTGTAAACCAAGCAAGCCAGGTTACGAAGATAAAGTGGAGGTTATAACTCAACCAGTAAATCACGTTATCGTACGTACACCTAAACCAGCACCACAACCAGTACAACAGCAACGCTATCGTGTAGGCGCTATCTGTCGAGATGGTTGGCAATCACACGCTACTGGAAGAGGGGCTTGCTCACACCACGGTGGAGTAAGTGAATGGCTGTATGAATAATTACCTGAAAGACGCATTGTCTATGATATTGATACTTGCGCTAATGGGAGGAATATATGCTCTTGGAGTATACGCATATAGGCATTACTTCATTAATCCTACCAACAATAACTCAAGTCACACCAGGAGCAATTCATCGTATGAAGATAAATCTGATGAAGATGACGTATATTACGAAAATTGTACTGAAGCCCGTGAAGACGGAGCTCAGTCAATCCGTGAGGGTGAACCTGGATATCGTGAAGAATTAGACAGAGACGGTGACGGTATAGCTTGTGAACCATGGCATGGTAGGTAGTTGACAAACTACCCCTGTTATGCTACAATGCAAGCGTGAAAAAAGCTATAGTCATTACCGCTATCTTAATCCAGCTGACAGGTGCTGTTGGAGCGGTGTGGCTTATTGCTAACCTGAATTCTCAGGAGCCTGTAGAAACAGCTCGGGCGCAAACAGAACCAGAGAAGGATAAGTATGACGTTGGTCCACCAGATGTACAGGAAATGTTAGAACTGGTAAATAAGGAGCGTGCTAAAGTCGGTGTAGCACCCTTAAAGCTAGATGAAAGATTAAATGCTAGTGCACAGGAAAAAGCGGATGATATGCAAAATCGTGATTACTACGGTCACGTGTCACCTGAAGGTGTGCACGGATATAGTCTTGCGGAAAACCGAACAAAAGGCTCTTGTGGACTTGTCGGTGAAAATATAATAAAAAATCTCTATGATGCCAATAGCAAAAATACGGTCAATGGATGGATGAATTCAAAGCCGCATCGCGAAGCAATACTTGATCCTAGGTATACAAGAACAGGTTTTGGTATATCAGAAAGTTCGATAGTTCAGCATTTCTGTGAAGAAAAGCAGTAGTTAGTATATAGCACAAACCCCAAATCTCCTTTCGATACAAAAGGAGATTTTTCTTATGGGATTATTTAACACCTCTAGTAACATTATAAAACAGTATCAACAACTTCCTGACCTATTTCATCGTGGGCTTTCCTGGGAAGATATGTCGCAAATTACCGGTATGCCTGTGAGGAATATTAGGCAATATTCAGAGGCTAAATATCCAGGGTATGGCATAAAGCCGCAACAACAGAATAGCAACGATACACAACGAAATGCCCAGCACGACAGCAACTCAAATAACGGCCAAAACGTTGACCTGAGTTTTTTGGGTAGATTTGTTGGTTCTGGCGGCGGTGGCGGCGGAATGGGCGGTGGTAACCGTGCCAGTGCTGCTCAGTTGGCAGAATATGACCAAGGTATTGGACAGCTAGAGCATGGCTTAGGACGTATAGACAACCAATTAGGTGTACGCTTAGGCAATATCAACAACCAGTACAATACCAAGAAAAACGAATTAAAGAGTTCATGGAATAGGGCAGAAGGTCAATTTAACGACCAGACGCGCCAGAACCAGCAACAGCGACGTACTAACATCAATAACATCAATGACCGCTCAGCAGTTGGCTTACGAGGACTATTGCGTTCATTAGGAAGTATGGGCGCAGTAGGTTCAGACATGCAATTAGCAGGTCGTGCAGTTCAGAACCAAGCTAATCAGCAACGAACAGGCGCAGGACAGACTTACGCACAGAACCAAAAGCAAATCGACACCACATGGGGTCAGTTTAAGAATGACTATGCGGATGAGGACAAAAAGCTCAACGACTGGAAAGTAAACGAAGATAACGCCGCACGTCAGTCATCTCAAACTACACGTCAGAACCTATTAACTCAATTAGCTCAGATGAAGAGCCAGAAAGCCGCCGCACAAGGTGCTAACGGTGCTAATGCCGCACGTGCAGACCTTGGACGCGCAAACGCTCTATCAAGCGAAATTGACAACCTAGGACGTCAGCAAAGTACATACAGTGGCAATAAGGTCCAATACAACGCAAAAGACCTAGACAGCTACAAGGTAGAAGGTGATACGGCAGTTGGTGTTTCAGATCCGCAAGCAGCAGGTAGTGACCCAACGCTAAACATCTACAATACACGTCTAAAACAAGAAGACGAGCGTAAACGACAGAATCAATACCTGTAAATAAATTAGGAGGGGATTAGAGATAATGGACTTTTTCCAGAGAGTAGGCAACTTTTTCAGCGGTAAGGGTTGGGTAAGTGATGACGAGCGTCGACGTAAAGAGCAACAAGTTCAAGCGCCAGTTCAACCACGCCCTCAGCCATTACAGCAGGTACAACAACCTAACATTAACAGACTAAATGGTCTATCTGGTGTAAATACACCTGGGTTAGGTGGTGGTACTAATATATTCAGCCAAGCTCAGCAAAAAGTAAATCCTAATCCCCTTCAACAGGCTAATCAAGCAACGCAACAGCTAAACCAAAATAACCAGCCAAAGCCATTAATCCCAGAAAAGACTGTCAATGACGCCCCTAAGGTGCTAACTCCTCAAGGGCAACAGGACTGGGTAAACAAAGAAAACAAGCAAATCCAAATCCAGAATGTCATAAACAACCCTACTCAAGTACTTAAAACTCAGGTCCAACAGCAACAGCCAAAGCCAGCACCAGTGGCTATTCAACCTCAACAACAGAATAGACCACAAATAGCTCCAAGTTTTGCTAATCCTGGAAGAAATCCTTTATTTACCCAAAATCAGGACAGCTTAACCCGCGCCCTAGATATAGCAAAACAAGAGAGTGACAAATATAAAGCCGAGCAGGCAGCACGAAACGACAAGCTAGACAACATTATGCGAGCAAGGGGTGTTAGCGAGCCGGAAATCGCTAAGAACCGCCAAGTACGTATTGACGCAGAGAACAGAGCTTATTTATCAGAAGATAAGGCTAGACGTGATAGCAATATTGCACAGATGGCAGGATTAGCTACTTTACCAGTACGTTCAGTGGTTAGCTTCACTAAAGGTGCTATTGACGGAGCTGGCCGTACAGTTGGTGATTCGGGCGATAAGCTATCTCTGGCGGTCGCAGACGCCATGTATGGCATTACTGGTGATGAATCATATGACAAAATACGAAAATATATTGTAGAACAAGGTAAGCAACGTAACGCTCAATACGATCGAGACCTAGGCGTATTTAAGAAGAACGACACGGATGTTGCGACAGCTTACGAGGCGGGTCAAAGCGCCCAAAGACTAGCTCAAGATATAGGTACAGGTGTAGCCACTGGCGGTGCTATACCAGTAGCGCGTCAGTTTGTAGAAAATGCGGCGGACTTTATTACTAATGCAAACGCTAAGGGTAAGAGTACACGTGAGATGTTGCCATATGCGTATGGTAACGCGGCAGTTCAGGCGGGAATAGAGAAGCTTGGGCTGGACAAGGTTTTATCGCCTATTGGCAAAAAAGGTCTGACTAAGTTTATAACAGGCGCTATAGCAGAAGGCTCAGAAGAAGCCGCCCAACAATTTGCAGAGAATGCAATTGCTAAGCATACATACGACCCTAATCGTAAATATGAAGAGGGTGTGCTTAAAAGCGGTCTTATGGGTGCGGTCCTTGGTGGTCCAGCTGGAATGGCTAATTTTGGTGCTATGCGACAGACTGGCAACCAACCATCAAGTGCAATGACTGCACGAATGAATCAAAATGAAGCTACTGGAAAACTAGAAAAAGAGGCTATAGCTCAACGTCAAGCACGTCAATCCTCGGACGACACCTCACTCAAGCAAGCGGCAGAAGTAAATGTAGCTAATAACCAAAACAACCAATTACACCCAATCCAGTCGGTGGATGTAGCCCCAGCAGTAGAGAATACTATACCTAACGCTAGCCCAGCACTAAAACAAGCCGTTACCCAGAATATGTCAGATATTCAGCACGGTGATGTAAATGCTGTTGCCACACGTCAACAAACAACAGGAATACTAGAAAACTATCTGATAGAACAAGCTACAAAAGACGTACAGAACTTAGCTAGTTCAGAAATGAAATACAAGCTCAATCCAGAGCATGAAGCACAAGTTAGAGCATACAACGAACATATAACACGTCTACGACAACGTGAAGAATACTTACGTGGTCAAGGAATGAGTGAGAATGCTCCAGCCATGATTAACCTACGTAAAGCTCAAGAGCAAGCTATATACGCCAGAGATCATATCGGTGAGGTAGACGAGAACGGATTGAAGTATAAATTAAGCCCAGAACAAGAAGCATTCTTTAAGGATAGCAAAGTACGAGACGAAGACGGAAACCTCATGAAAATGTATCATGGTTCGCCAAACGGTCACATTACTGAATTCCGTCCTGGCACATATTTTACCAAAGATAAAAAATACGCCAATGGATACCAGAATCCAGAGGCTAGCTACATAAGTCTAAGCAGTTTCAAAGAAGTAAACGATCCAAAAACGTACGAAGTATATATTAACTCAAAGAATCCATTCACCTTAAACGACAGTAGAGCAAGAGACATATACCTAAATGAATTTGTAAAAGGGGGAAACTCTCTTTACCTAGACCCATATTCAGACCATACAGATACTATAAAATCGATGAGGGAGATAGACTGGATGGAGGGTGAAGGATTTAGGGAGTGGTTGCGAGAAAACCATCCTGAATATGATTCTCTATACCTAGATGAAGGCGGTGATGGTGGATACGGAGAAAAAACCATTGATAAAGGTATATCACTGGTTATGACCAAGCCAGAACAGATCAAATACACTGATAACCTAAGTCCAACTGACAATCCAGATATGCGGTATAAGTTAGGTGCCAAAATGCAGGAGCTAGCTAGCCAAAACAACCTCCTAGCACGCCACCTACAGCTGACAGGCGATGAGAACCTTGTCTTTAATGAGTGGCAAAATGAAATGCAAAAAAGAGCATTAGGCTACTACAATCCAAAGACTGACACCATAAACCTAAACAAGCTTACAGAAGACACCCTAAACCATGAATTAGGACATAAATTACTTACCCGTGTAGAGAACAAGCAAGACCTATTAAACACTATTCGTGAATCTTATGGAGATGACTATTTAATAAACAAATATGGCAGTCAATATGGAAATGACCTGAACCTACTAGCAGAAGAACAACTAGCCGACGGATTCAGTGATTACTACAACGGAAGACTAAATGGTGAAGATAAAGTACGTCTAGGTGCTAGATTAGGTATTCCTCAAAAAGTCTTAGCAGTATATGACCGAATTACTGAAGCTATTATGGGACTTGTCGGTAAACAAGACGCCATTAAACAATTTTATGCTCAAATGGAAACAGGGAAATTCAGGAATGAAGTGTTCGGAAATCCCGAACAGTTGGCAAAGAATACTAACCAGCTAAATAGCGGGGCATCTTATAAAATCCATGAAACGCCAAATGGAAGGCTAGTAGAAATTGAGGGGAATCCGCTAAAAGGAATACCTGCAAAAAATATTCCTCGTAAGGTGCGTGAAGTTATCAAGGAGAGGTTCCAGGGCAATGCTTATCCAATTGGTGATACTGGAGATGTAGCAAAAGTTACAGCTCGAAGCAAGAACGAAATATCTCATCAGCAGTCTACTATGGGCTATGAGGATTACAGAACTAAGGCAGCCGCCGCACATCAAATTGATGAATTGATGAGTTCAATGACACGCATTAAACACGCACCTAATTTGAAGAAGACACAAAAACCCAATGTTGCTTCATATACGTACGGTGATGTTGCCGTAAAGATTGGCGATAGACAGTTTACGGTGAGGGTTAATATAGAGAACTGGAATAACGGTAATAAAACCCTATACGATATATCATCTATAAAAGAAACATCCCCTCAGAGGATAAACCTCTTAAGGGGAGGGGATGTTAACAACTCCACTATAGCAAACAATGCTCAAGATGTCAATACAGACAACCGTTATCAACATCCTCTTCAAGAAACTATTAACGAAATGGAAGCCAACCCTAAGCCTAGAATGACTAGGGAGCTAAGAGAGACTATAGACGAGTTTATATATGAGAATATAGATCCAAATCTATTCCTAGAGCATAATGACACAAATATCCTCGGAAGTCATGGATTGACGTGGAGTATCCCACGCCTGCATGTAGACGACCTACGACACCACCTAGGAAAGGAGTTGGCTGGAGATCTACCGTCTAACTATAAACGCCGTACTGGTAAGCGAGATATCGATACGGTTGCTCAGGAGATGGGATATGACGATATCGATACGTTTATCGATGAAATTAAGCGAGTAGCTGAAGCACGTCGGGCAGAAAGAGAGCGAAAAGCCCTATTGGCAGAGTGGCGTAGGGATCCAGATGTCATTCAAGAAGCTCAGAAGATGATTGCGGAGCGACACGCAGAAGAAGCTAAGGTAGAGGCTGAGAAGCAAAGGAAAATAGAAGAAGCTAAGGCAGAAAAAGAACGGATTGAAAAGCAGCAGGCACTAGGAGAAATACTAAATAGAGGATTAGATGAAGGTCCAAGGCATAAAATAGCAGATATAGTACATAATGCTAGTGTAGCTACTGGTATTGATGAAAAAGCCGTTGCAAAACAATTTGCTAAGCTGGCTGAACAAAAGGGTTATGACATTACTGGAGAAAGGGCGCTGCTGAACACCAACGCACGCGCTGGCAGTATGTTAGATGAAAATGGACGATTGCGCCCAATAGACGAAATAGCACCAGAAGTAAAAGAAAAGATTAAACTACCTGGAGCGGAACACGCGGTCCCAGCACCTACAACTACTGCAAATACAGCTACCCACAATACACGACAGATGATTTATAAGGATGAAAAGGGTGCATATCATTCATTCTATGAATACAGAAATATCTTTGGTAAATGGCAGCGAACAGGCGCTGAAGCACCAAGAGTAACTTCACCACTACAGAAGAAATTCATAGACGATATTAGATCAGATAAGGCAGTTAATGATGAAGCTAAGCGTGCATTTGATGATGGTCTAGCTATTCAGTACATATGGAGAGAAAACTCTAAGGGTGTAAATGCTGAACTAGTGAGTGCTTTTGATGGTTATATGCAAACTGGAGACAAAAAGGCATATCGCCCAAGCGATAAACTAGTTACATTCGATCCAGACAAACACTATATAGAGTCTGGTAGAGTAGTGGACGCACAAACTGGTCAAATTCTAGGTAACTATATTGAAATGACACCTGATGGCAACGTAACTATATATGCAGGTAAAAAGAAGATGAACCTGAATATGCGCGATGTTGACTTCAGTAAAATCAAAGAAATGCGCTTTGGTGCAGGTCAAACATGGACTACTGAAGGAATAATAGACCGTATAACAGGCTCATTAAGGCGAAGCAATAGCCTTGACTACTTTAAGAAGGGCGGCAATAAAACCAAAGAGGCGTTACTGAATATTATGTCTGAAACACCTCGTCAAGCTAATGCCGCCGCAGTAAAAGAAGGTAACGCTATCGGTGAACAGATAAAAGATTATCGCAAAAACTTACTAAAACAAGCTAAAAAACACGGTCCACTAAAGCGCCAAATGCTACAAGACGCCGTATATGTAATTGAACCATCACGTCCGAAACGTGGCGAAAAATCACCATCATATGATGAACGCTTGAAAGTATTTGAAGAAGTTTACGGAAAGAGTGCCGCTGAAGCTCTGGATCAGTACAACAGCTTCTTACGTGCCGTATACAAGAACCTACTAGCCCGTCAAAACGAAAAGAGGGTAGAGTTAGGTAAAGACCCAATCATGGAGCGTAAAGATTATATTACGCACCTAGGGGAAATGCAGTCTGGCAAGGGAGCTATCGCGGCTATGTATGGTGGTGCTAAGAATCTATTATCTGGCGGAGATGTGGCTATTGAATCTCGTAAATCACTACCGGCTAAATTAGCAGGTCGTACAGGACTATTCAAGCCAAGCCAGAAGTTTAATCAATTCGCTATGCAACGTGTAGGTGACGTAAAGCCAACAGATCCATTTACGCCACTAATGGAATACAGCAAGATAGCCCTACATAACATTCATATGACAGATGCTATTACAATGAACCGCTCGCTGGAAGTAGCAGTGCGCGCAGCTAGCGAAGCACGACAAGAATTTGCAGGTAAGGGTACTAGCGGTATACAAAAGCTAGCCGACAGAGTAGACGCCCTGTATAATTCGGCTGCTTCTGGTAAGGTCGATGCTGAAGAGCTAACACAAGTAAGAAATAAACTATACGGACTAGAACGTGCAATTGGTCGAAAGATAGACGGTATACGAGAACTTAATCGTCTGGCTAGAAAAGCTGACAAGTTTGGTGTAGAGAAGTTAGACGCAAAGGATATAAATAGTCTAAAAGAAACCACCAACAATATGTCTGAAAGTCTAGATAAGATGCTTAATGACGTAAACTTTATGAAGCTGATGTCTGATAGTGCAAACGGACTAACTCAATTTGTCGGATTTGTCCAAGAACACGCAAACCGACTAGCTGGAAAGACAGACCCATTCCAACGAGTCGTAAACGATACAGAGCCAAGCAAAATGCGAAAATTCGCAGATGCAACTGGTAGGGCATTAATGAAGCAGGCGGCACTATCTAAGATTGTCGGCAATATGAATTCAGTAGTAGCTCAAACGGCATCACTACCTGCTCTATTCTCTACAACCAACCCGAAAGCATTGATACAGGCATTCAAGCTAAAAAACCGTAAAGCTATACTGCAAAAGTCTGATGCTCTAGCTCTAAGGTATGCAGATGACAATCTGACGGATGACACCAAGTTTGAAAAAACTATGAAAACTGCTGGTATTCCTATGGAAGTAGTTGAAAGAGGCGTTATTGAATACACCTTCTTAGCTAAATATAATCAGGCAATCAATAATGGACTAAGCGACGCGGATGCAGTTAGATACGCAGAACGATTCATTAATGACACGGTAACCTTACGCGATCAGATAAGCACCCCACGAGCATATAATAGGCTATGGTCTGCATCATTCTTACAGTTCACGCGAGAAGTGACACAACAGAACCGTTATGTATGGAACCAGATGACTAATAAACAAAGAGTGGCACTTGCTGTTAATACGGCAATTGCATATAGTGCGATAGAAGCACTAACTGGAAATAAGCCAGGGGTTGACCCATTAGGTACACTGATTGAGATTGTAGGCGACTGGCTAAGTGGTGGTGATGATGACGATAAAGACAATTCAGTACAAGCTAAGCTAGAGCGTACAGCTCAAAAAGTAGCTGGTCAAGCAGTTACAGCCTCACCTATAGCTACAGCTATGGTTAATGCCGCAACAACAAAAGACGATCGCAAGAAGCTATTCGGCAAAGAAAGCAACTTAGGGCGTTACGACGGTACAATACCAGTTGTTGATTTACCTCGTAAATTGATTGACACTAAGGGTAAATTGGATGAGGCAGCTAAAGCGCGTGAAGATGGTGATGATGATAAGGCAGAAGCAAAAACTAAAGACGCTATGTATAACATCCTAGGTCAATTGCCAGCAGGTAGCCAATTAAAGAAAACTATTCAGGGTATTGCGGCAGCTCACTCTGGCGAAGTAAAAGACGGCAATGGTGAGACAAAGGTTGAGTTTGAAAAAGATAATCCATTCAATCTGGTCCAAGGTGCTCTATTCGGTAAAAACGCACTAATACCAGTGCAAGTAGAAGAAGGAAAGAACTCGTGGGTCAATCTATTTAAGACTGGTGGTCTAGTCGCTAACGCGTCTAGCGGTCTGCAAATAAACATGCCAACCAACAATAACCCACAACAAAAACAAGCAACAGATAATCAAATAGACCTACAAGGACTAAGCAAGAAAGAAGCCGCTTCAATTAAGAAGAAACTAAAGAAGGGCGACTATACATTCCAAGACGGATTGCTAGTAAACAAGAATGGTAACGTAGAAAAAGGTGTATACAAAAAGCTTGCTCAATCCCAAGGACAAGGTGATGAAGCATATCGCAACTGGATGAAGGCGTATGACATTGATAAAACATCAACTATTAAAAAAGAGTTTACTTCATTCAATGCAACATTAAATAAACTACAGAATGGTACAGAAAAGGTAGATAAAGCTAAAACTGCCGTCAATATGATGACTGGTAAATACAAAGACTTGCCAGACTGGGTAAAAGAGCGCTACTACAAAGAATCTGGATATACAAAGGATCAAATTGAGTACGGTGCTATGACATCTCATAACGAAGTAAGTCTGATGGACAATTACTGGCGTCAAAAGGCTCAAGAATCATCACACGAGGATCTAATACAAGAACTAGCCAATGGTCGACGAAAGAGTATTACAGGACAAATGTTTGCTAAGAATGGTGTAATCAATAAGCTACGCGCTGAAGGTTACATAACTAAACAGGAAGCACGCGCCCTTAATGCTACTCAGTTTGACACTGACGGCAATAAGATAACCAAAGATACCTCAGGCGGCTCTGGACGCTCAGGTAGTGGAAGAGGTAGAGGACGAAGAGGTGGTAGGTCAAGCGGCGGTGGTAGCACGTCTCCACTAGCTTCTGCAACCGCTAAGAGTATGGGTCTAACATCTTCTGCACCAAAAGCTAACGAATCATCCGCAAAAAACACAAGTATAAACCAAATTGGACAAAACCTAATAAGCAAGACTAACACTCAAAAACAGATAACTAATACATTAAAAAAGTGGAATGGTGCAAGCACCAGCAAAAACACGCGAATCCGCATTAAGAAAGCATAATAGTGATAATTATGATATAATATAAGCAGAAAACAGCGTGACCTAAAGAACACGGAGCGTCTGGCAATAATAAGCCGGCTCCGTGTTTTTAATTTAGGAAAAAAACGCCATGAACACTACGCAACTTATATCGGCAGTCATGCTGAAAGCTACTGGTAAGGTGCGCAACCTACCAGAAACAGACAAGAAATACCAGAAAATACTAGGTATTGCTAACATGTATATCCCTGTATGGCAAAGTGAACCTAATGTTGATTGGCAGTCTTTATATGACCCTAATTACGATATCGGAACACTATCGACGGATCAGGAATATGAAATTGACTTTACTAAGGTTGCTAAGGTAAGCAACGTATACGGCGACACTATAAAGGTCAAGAAAGACAATCAGATTAAAGAATACACTACAGTACCACCAGAGCAAGCGGGAATGTATAAGGGGCAGGACTGCTGCACTATCTCTGGGAATAAACTAGTATTTATCGATCCTATACGAAGTGACGACCCAGTACTTGGAGGTCAAATAACAATACCTGTATATTTACGCGCCCCACTGCTATCAAGCCCAAGCGATATGGTCCCAGTAGATAATCCAATGTGGCTAGTGGTGATGTGTGCGGCTGAATATGCTCGCAACGACATTCTTCTACAGAACCAATATGGCAATCTCATCAATGAAGCCAACCAGCTGATGGAAAAAATGATAGAGAATAATGCTAGTCAAGCTAGATATGCACCTCTAAGTATGATTCCAGGAGTGTCTGACATATGCTAAAACCTCCTAGCAATACTAAAGCGCCAAAAATACAGCGGCTGTCGGTTGAGGATTGGACAAACGGCGTAGTCACTGCATTTGATGATGGTCGCTCACCGCTAAGAGGTCTAAGGTCGTCTGAGAATATGATATTGGATCAGGACTCTGTTATTACCGTGCGACATGGTACTGCTAAATATGGTCCCCAGCCATTAGGAACAGTCTTAGGTGAATTGGCTGAATTTCGTAGCACTACAAAAGATGGTTCTGTAAACTGGCTAGCTTGTCTTCAAAGAATAAACGGCAAAACAAAGCTATGTATAGCTAAAGGTGAAGACCCAGCCTGGCAAGTTGTAGAAGGTAAAGAATATCACGAATCCGCCCGCGGTCATTTCAAGCAAATACGCAACAATCTTCTAGTCATGAATGGAGAGGATACTCTTAGCTACTTGGATATACCAACAAAGAAGATAGTAGCATTTCAGAAAATATCAGACCCAGCAAAGCCAATACTAGATAAAAACGTAGGGCTAACTGGTACAGGATTTAAGGTGTTTTATGCAGTTACCTTTAACTCTACTGTTGGTGAAACCGCAGGATCACCTCTATTATCTCAAGCAATCTCTACCGACCGAGATATGTGGAACGGTGAAAAACATAACCTATCGGTCAAGCGTCCAGATAGTACAGAAGCTAAGTCATGGAATATTTACTGTGGTGTTGGTGTTGACGGTGGTGGAGAGCCTACACTTTACCGTCTAGCTGCCGCACTGCCAATGGATCAGACAGTATTTGTAGATAATGGATCGCGTAGTCTAGACATGTCAGTACCTCTACCAAAAGACAATAACACGGCTGGTCCAAAAGCAACACGAGCCGATGTAGTCAATGGCCGTATATGGATGACTGGCGATAAAGACAATCAATTCTATGTATGGCGTGGTGGTGATTATGGTCATGAGTTAGATTTCTCACCTGGATATGGCGGTGGATATACGCCAGTAGGGAATGGTACCAAGGAAGTACCATTTGCAGTACGACCATATCGAGATGGTAAAGGAGACCCTAAAGTAACAGTCCTAGCTAACGGTACAAACGGTACTGGTAAACGATTCTATATTACGCCAACAAACATTACTTACGGTGAAGATACTATTACAGTCTGGCAAGTACAAGAAGATACTGGTGCTGACGGTACAGATAGCCCTGACGCTGTAGTCATTTACAATAACGACCTACTATATCCAAGCCGTGGTGGATTTAATACTACAGGAACTCTACCACAATTACAGAACGTCCTATCTACAAGACGAATTACTAACACTATTCAAGATGCTATTAGCAACCTAAACAGTAAAGCCATAGAAAAAGCCGTAGGGTTGGCATTTGAAGGTCGCGTCTATTGGGCGTTACCTGTTGCCGCTGACTACAACAATCAGATATGGATTTATGATACCGACCGTAGGGGTGCGTGGATGAAACCGTGGAGTATTCGTGCTGACTGGATGACGCTGTATAACGATAACTCAGGTATAACTCACTTCTTAATAGTTCAAGGAAACAAGATAGTCGAGCTATCTAAGGGTGCAACTACAGTCGACGATGGAAAGCCGTTTAACACTAGCGCACAAAGTGGTCAATTGCGATTTGAAGAAACTGGAAGAGATTGGGCGCGTGTGCTCAAGGTGGTATTTGTGCTACTCAGACCTCAGGGGCGTATTAATCTTACCGCCACCATTAAGACAGAAGACGGATTGCAGACGTTTACGGAGACAAGATTTTTCGGAGCGTCTTCAAGTCGTACTGGATGGAGCGAGCCAGGCGTTGGTTGGAGCTCTATCGGATGGAGTGAGGTGAGAGGCATACCTGAAACATTCAACTCTGCTAGCGAAGAGGTAGAGCTGGAAGTAGATGAAGACGCTCACTGGGTGCAATACGGCTGGAGTTCATCAGACCCTGGCGTAAGTTACAGCATATCAAGAGTGGTATTTGAATACGTAAATATTGGCACGAAAGACCAAAGCTAAAGGAGGAATAACAAAATGGCAAGTGTTAGTGACAAAATTACAAAAGTAAAAGACGGAAGCAACCCTAACGTAGCGCGAGTAGTTACCCCACGACCCGCAAACTCTGACACTCTATCTGTAGATAGTTTGACTGGTTGGACTGAAGATACTGCTGTGCACTTTATGACATATAGGGTAGACTCAACAGGTAAAGTGGTCCCAGGTAGCCAGAGAGACTGGAAGGGTATGGCAAATAAGTCTACTGGTCAGATTATTAGTTTACAAATCCAGAATAACGCAATAGACGACGGTAACTTAGTTGGAGATATTGTTCAAGCTGGTCCTACTGCCAGCTGGGCGCAAGATCTAGCCGAGGCAATGCTAGAATCTCATAAAAGCGACGGCTCTCTAAAAAGAGGTGCTGTAGGGGCTGAGAATATAGCCAAAGACAGTATTGTTGCTGAATCAATCAAAGAGAAGTCTATTACAGCCGACAAGATAGACTTTACGACAATACCAATGTTTTCAGCTACTTCATCTAAGTGGGAAGTTCTGCCACAAAATCAGCACACTATCGTAAAGTACGACAGTGTAGTCTACGATACCGCAAAAATGTATGACACTAAGACATTCACGGCTAAAGTCCCTAAAGACGGTGTTTACCATATCGACGCAAGAACAGGTATAGCACAAACTGGCTTCTTCTCTGGATATACCGAATATATAAGCATATTTAAGAACGGCACAATGATTAAAGAATCCAATCGCACCCGAGGTACAGATAACGACCGACATTTGCCACGACCAAGTTTATCTGTAGATTTACTCTTAAAAAAGAATGATGAAATCAATATACGAGCATTCTGTAGCGACCAACGTAATTATGGTGGCGATAGTACGATCAGTGAATTCAGTATGCGACTAGTAGGAATAATCTAGCCTATAGCTATCCAGTTAAAGTAATACGCACCCTGTAGTGTCGCACCATCAAAACGACGGATAGCTGCTGTAAATGATGAGTTGGTAATCTTTAATGCGCTCATTGTTGCGCCAGCCCATGTGCCAAGCGGAGCGTCCGTCCATTTATCGCTGGCGAGGCTGGTATAGCCAGTATATGTACAGACTACTACAGGGAACGTGCCACTCTTAAACTGTTTTGGAAACTGTATTTCAGTAATGGCTTCAGTGGCTGGAGAGGATACTAGTATTCTTGCACAGCCACACTGTACGTTCACAGGCTTGTCAGTAGTTATGTCATTGCGCTTTACTTTTACTTTTTCTGCAAGCGGCATAGTCGTAAAGTCTATCTTGTCTGACCAATGTATAAATGGTAAAATAGTACTATAAATTAACCAGTGTGATCTCAAGAAACGGAAGCACGTATAAAGACGAAAGGCTTCCGTTTTTTATATGCCAGGATCAAACACAGACCTAAGCGAACGCCTAGTCAAACTAGAGGTGTTCAATGAAAAAGTAGCAGAACCATCATTAGCTCAAATATTAGCCAAACTAGACGGACTAGTAAGTGAGTCTGTATATATAGAGCGAAATAAATATGTAGATGGAAAAATAAATGATATTGAAAAGAATATCAAAGCAATCCAAGACCATAACGACACACTAGATGGCAATATCTTCATAAAAGCTATCGTTACTGGCGAAAAGAAATTTGTAGGCGTAATCATCAAATACACAGGTCTAACCGTACTTATAGGTGCGGTAGGGTTATTTTTACTTACTCAATTTACCCACCTTATTCAAGATAAACCGACTGTTGAGGTAATAGAAAAAGTAAAGGAGGTAACAAAATGATAGAAAAAGCACTGGCTTGGTTCTATGCACGTAAAGGACGAGTTTTTTATTCGATGGAAAGTCGGAATGGTCCCGATTCTTATGATTGCTCAAGCTCTGTATATCACGCTCTAAAAGAAGCAGGTATTTTGCCGTCTAGCTATTGGATAGGCAACACTGACACCTTATTCGACGCTCTAGAGAAAAATGGTTGGGTACGACTGCCTGAGGACGCAAACGGCGAGGCGGACACACAACGCGGAGATATCTTTATCTGGGGTATTCGCGGAAACTCTGGAGGTGCTCTTGGACACACTGGAATGTTTGTGGATACAGATAACGTAATTAACTGTCGCTATCAGGCAGGTATTGTAATAGACAATCACGACTGGCTCTGGAGCGCGTCTGGTTATCCACCATACGCATTTTACAGGTATGTAGGCAAACCAAAAGAAGCTAAACGTGTAGCACTTCCTGAAGTCTATTATGCAGATGAAGTAGCAACTGTATTCGATTTACGACAAATTAGATGTAACCGATTGATTGATGAGTTCGATTGGGAAGACAACGGCGTACCTGTCTCTGTAGCAGTGAGAACAGATAAAGATGGCTATCTACTGGACGGAGAGATAAATACAGGTGATTACTTCCGAATTGTCGGCGGTACAGAAGTGCTAGACGAAACTACCGAGAATAACAAACGCTACCTACAGCTAAAAATGGCAGATGACGGGATTTGGGTATTGGCGGAGCGAGTACGTGAATTAGCGAATGGAGACGCAGGCACACCACGACCAGAGAAGCGCCCTGTAGTAGTTACGCCTCTCGTGAAGAGTAAAACAGACAAAAAACTAGAGATTGTAGCACCACAACCTACGAACGAAGACGTTATGAGGTCTATCGGCAAATTAAGTCAAGATATCGCTAAGAATAAAAGTCTATTAGAGAAGATTATCGATTTTCTAATGAGCATTTTTAAGTTTAAGAAATAAGGAGGAGATATGAAATCACTAGAAGCATTAAAGAATATCAATTATAAAGACGTAGCTATTCGTGCTGGATGGACGTTTCTACAAACGTTTATCGCGACATTTTTACTGGCGGGCGTAAATCTAGTCAATCTACTATTTGCGGCGAGCTGGCACGAATTATATGCTCTGACAATGGCTACCGCCCTGTCTGCAATTGCGGCTGGATTATCTGCGGCTAAGACTATTATCTTAGACTTAGTACGACAGATGAAAGAAGCCGTTGAATAATTCAGATAGCTCTGTAATCCTATAAAAAACTACTACTTTTGATCGAGGGTAGTAGTTTTTTGTTGAGTAATTCGGAAATCCCGAACAACTGAACAGTTCGGAAATCCCGAACAGTTGACTGAATGTAAAATATTTGCTAGGATAGAAGTATCAATTTCAGATTGCCGGCCTCTATCGATGGAAAAAAGGTTTTCTTTCGATTGGGGCCGCTTTATTTTGCCCTGAAATACTAAAAAATAGGATTTTTCTGTCAAGCCCTTAGCACTACGGACTTGTGGAAAACTCCTCGGAAATGTAAAACGCCAGAGCTAGTAATGGTGCTAGTTAGCTGTTGGCTCAAAATTTGGAGGGTTAACAGAGGTGAAAACCACTAATATTAATTCTAATGCTAATGCAAAAAAGTTTCATAGAAACTATAATTCTAATTCTAATACTAATATTAGTCGTGATAAGTATGCTAAATCTAAGCAAATAGAGAATATGGCGACTAGATTATGTCAGATGTTCGGGAATGAACAATACTTCGCGTTCTATTGTAAAGTATTCTGGAAATTACCAGAAGCTACAGTTTGGCAATTAGCAGAAACTGCACTAGAAGCAAAACAAACTCCAGGACGATTATTTACGTATTTATGTAAAAAGGCAGGCGTATGAGTTTTGACACTAAAGAAGCTAGGCGTAAACTTATTGAACGGATTAATAAGGCTAAAGCAGATCGAGAGCAACTTAGACTATTACGTAAGAATAAAAATGGCTGTGATCACGAATGGAAGGTGTACAAACAGATTATCAAGATTGATCATTTTGCTACTGTCATGAAGGGTCAAATACGTAAATATAGCGGTCCAACTTCACCGTATTTTATAGTTAAAGGATGTCATAAATGTCATGAAAAGCATTACATTGACTTAAAAAATCTGTAAAATAGAAAAATTGGGGCGTAAAGGTTACAAATTAAACCTAAGTCACTCTAAGGAGAGAAGAATGACCGCACCAATTCTATCAATCACAACATCAAGAGCTACTGTAATAAGTGAATTGCAGAAAATAGACGAAGTACTAGACGTAGATTATCAGACAGAGAATATCAGAGAGCTAGCGTTTCAGTTTATTCATTATTCAGCAATAGTCGAAGATATGTCACCAGCTACAGTAGCTACTAGAGTAGTACGTCTTAAACAATTTGTTAATTTCTGTGACGAATTACATAAAACCAATATAACAGAGCTGTCGCTTAGATGGCTCGATTTTTATTTTTACGAATACAGAAAAACTCACGCAGCTTCAACCACAAACTCAACAAAGCGAGTAATAAAAGCATTCTTCAAATGGTGCAATGAGCATATGAATCTAGACTGTATTAATTCTGAGCTTATTAAGTCACGTAAGAACGCTAAACCACGACCAAGATATATACAACACCATGTCATACAACTAGTACTCAGCAGGACGTCAAATAACGTGAAAGAGCGACATATAAACATGCTAATAGATTTTGCATACGACACTGGATTGCGTATTTCAGAGATTGCCAATGTTAGCTATAGAGATATAGATGGATTGAACTTATACGTAAAGGGTAAGGGTTCTAAGGATCGTACCGTATTCCTAACTAAACGATTAAAAGACAAGATAGATGAATTCGCGACAGACTACAACCGATTATCTGGTCCTCTATTCAATACAAACGATAAAACAGCTAGAGTGTGGATCCAACGAGCATTTAAGAAATATGCGGATATTCATATAACACCTCATCAATTAAGACATAGTTTTGCAGTGCGTCTACTAATAGCTGGTTGTGATCTTATGACAATACAAAAATTACTTGGCCATCGTGATCTATCCACGGTCCAGATATACCTACAAATTAAAGATGATCTGGCAGAGAGTCAGTTCTATAAAGCAATGGATCACGCTCAAGGCTATTGACATATTTAGTCATTTTTGCTATACTGGTGACAGTTGAGAAAGACATACACTTTCCAAGCAACTTTACACCAATAATTTCAAAGGCTCTCTACCAAACATTGAAAATGGCAGAGAATTTGATTGCTACTACATATAATTGTTGTGGTGGACAGTCGTAGTTATGGGGAGGCGCACCTCACCAAGTTCCTACGATTGGAAAATTAGATTCTCATAGGTCGTTCTGATGTTTGTCAGGACGATTTTTGTTGTATAGCAAAACCCGCTGGAAGTAGAGAGCCAGCGGGTTTTTCTGTTTGAAGAGGTTGGCAATCTGAAATTGATGACCTCTTGTAGACAGAACAACTACACTGACTGCATTGAAAGATATAGCTCAATCCGACTCAATAGCGAGAATTATAGGAGTGACGGAGATTAGCTAGAACAATCAAAGCAAATATGTCAGAAAGTGATCTTTAACAATTAGGGCATCAATAAACTATTAGCGGCTGTGTCGGTGGGTGCGTCTCGTGAGTATCTATAAATTTAAGAAAAGCCGCCACCCACTAACTCAGTCGCTAAGCGAACAATAAAGGAGAAATAAAATGAAAAATAATACAAAAAATATCAACGAATCAAAGAAGAATAATATCAACTGGAAGCAATTGTTTGAAAAAGCTAAATCAATCTTATTAATTATCATGATTACTGCCGCTATAGCATTTTACGCGGGTATTCAATATCAGATTAATAAGACAGAGGAAGTGGATAATAAGGTCCGTCAAGCAACATTACAGTTAAAAAAGTAACTCGGAAGTCCGCAGCTATTTCCGAGATAGATAGAAGCGCTGCAAAGACAGATCCGAAAGTCGAACCAACCGTGCCGCAACCAAAACCAGTTGCGGTATCGGGCTGCGAATTGGTTCGACGGGAACTGTCAAAATATTCAGGATGGGATGTTAGTCTAATGCTAGCTATCGCTAAGGCTGAGAATAGAAGCTGTAATCCTCTTAATCATAATCTTACCAACTCTGAGAACCACGGAGTATGTGTTGGTAGCTATGGCGTATTACAAGTTGGCTGTCTGCATTTTCAACCTCACGATGATAGAAACGACACCGCAACAGTTGTAAGAGTTGCTTATCGAGTTTGGCAGTCTCAAGGCTATAAAGCATGGACTACATATCGCACAGGGGCGTATAAGGAGAATCTATAATGGCTGATAAACAAAGTTTACTAGCTGGAGTGAAGCTAGAGTACGAAAGACTAGAAAGTGAAGACTATCTAATAAAACGTCTTCGCAATTGGCGCAATCGTATGCGCCGTAAACAAAAGGGCAAACAGTAATGTATATAAGAGCAACTCACAAGAAGTTTGACTTAGAAAGCATTAAGGCTGTAGCTACTTGTCCAGAGTGTAAATCTAAGCATCTCATGATATCCAGGGGAAGACTCACTTGTCGTAATTGTGGTACTGAGATAGGCAGACTTGGTAAGACTAATAAATATGGTGCTAAGCGCAC